AACCAGACTATCGGAAGGAAACCCAAAGAAACGAGCAGTAAGGAACTCTGGGGGTCTAATATGTCTCAGTTACCCCCCATATACCATATCTAGTATTCAGTCAAGCTAGGGCTGTTAATAACGGCCCATATTTAGACTTTTACGGACATTATGAGACATAACGGACACAAAAAAGAGGAATACATGTCACACTACATGACTGCACTTGCCATGAGGCAAAAGGGATTAGCGCCAGCAACAAAGGTTTTGCTTTACTGGTTGGCTGATCATCACAATTCAGAAACGCAAAAATGTTTCCCAAGCTTAAACAGATTGTCTCAGCTTTGCGAAATGTCCAAGCGTTCAGTTCAAAATCATATGGATATGCTCATTTCCTGTGAGTTGATCGAAGTGGAAAAAGCCTTTCGTGAAGATGGAAAGCAAACTGCTAACAACTACAAGTTCCATCTTGAGGGGGCGCAAAATCTGCATGGGGACATAGCAAAATTTGCTAGGGGGAGGGTGCAAAATTTGCCACCCAATAACCTTGTAAGAGATAACCTTGTAAGAATAGATGAATTATTTGCTCAATTCTATTCTGTCTATCCAAGAAAGAAGGGTAAGGGGGCCGCAGAAAAGGCTTGGTTGAAAGCCATAACAATCAAAGACCCAGAAGAAATCATCAACGCTGCGCAGCTATTCGCTCAGTCTGTGGTAAATAAGGAAAAGCAATATATTCCTTACCCAGCATCATGGTTAAATAAAAAGCAGTGGGACGATGAGATAGAGGTTGAAGCAAGACCACAAAAGTCATCTGATCTTTTAAATTCTTTGATGCAGGGGGATTATTCCAATCTCCATCGCATCGCACCATTTGACAAATACCAAATACAGGGAGACAAAGAATGAATTATGAAGAAAGAAAACGGGTTATCTCTGGGTGGCTCTTTCAGACATTGAAGCGTTATGAAGCCCCTGCACACATGGATGATGCAGCAATGCGCGAAGAAATGGTCTTGATGGTTGAGGACATCAACAGCGAAATCCCAAGCAAAACCAATGAGGGCGGTTTGAGATATATACTTGAAAAGGCGGCTGAGTTTGTACGCAAGAACCAATCATCTAGGCGGTGGCCTTCAATATCAATTTTCGTGAAGGGCATTAAAGAGAACCGTGGTTCAATGATCGAAGAACATCTTTCAATCTCTCAACAACCCAAGGATTTCGATGCAACCTATATCATGGCAAAGAAGATCAGTCGTGGTGAGCCTGTCGGGGAATACTACATCACTGGTAATGGAAGGCAACTTGTGCTATCAACAGGGCTAGTGAATGCAAGTGATCTTGAACCCTACGAAAGATATTTGCGCATGAACAGTCATGGTGTATAGTGGTGTTAGGTCCATTTCGAACACTCTTCGTCCCAAGTTGTTCATGCCTCTGGACCTCCCTGTACTAGCCCCCTTAGGGGGGCGACTTTTTCAAAGGTGAATATGCCCCAGCCTAATCAAAAAATGGATGTAGACTTCGATAAGCTTGAAGTAATCTATCAGGTGTTTGACTTTGGCCTCACACGGCATGAAATCCATTGCCTAGTGTTTCACCTACTTACCACCCATGAGAATGCACAGAATGAAATACTTGAAGGCATTGCTTTGACCCATCAATTAGCAACAGAGGCAGAGCAATTCGAGGCGTTGCTTGAGATGCTTCACGGCGGTACTAGACACTAGAAAATCCTCAGAGTTTACCAAATCAAATAAAAGCATTATATTCTTAGCATATCGTAGGAGCGATTGAATGTCTGGGAATGAAAAGAAAAGCATTGGTAGGCCCACAGATTATTCCGAAGAATTAGCCGATTGCATTTGTGAGATGCTGATGGACGGAATATCTCTGAGGGACATCTGTAAACGTGATGATATGCCAAACAGGGCAACAGTGTTCAGGTGGTTGCGCAAATATGAGGATTTTAGCGACCAATACGCGCGCGCGAGAATTGAAATGGCTGATGCAATATTTGATGAGGTTCTGGCAATCGCTGATGATTGCTCTCAGGACAGAGATGTAAAAGGGCAGTTCAATCATGAACATGTTCAGCGTTCAAAGTTGCGGATCGATGCGAGAAAGTGGATGGCGGGGAAGTTGAGGCCCAAGGTTTATGGTGAGAAGTTGGATCACACTTCCTCTGATGGTTCTATGAAGCCCACAGTAATCAAGCGAGTTTTTATTGACAGAACTATCGATATTGACGCCGAAGTGGACTGAACCGCTTCTGATGGGCGCTGAAGGCTCTCCGCGATACCGTGGCGCTAAAGGCGGCAGGGCTTCGGGAAAATCTCATTTCTTCGCGGAGGCGATCATTGAGAGAATGATAGTCAATCCTGATCTTCGGGTGGTTTGCATTCGAGAGGTTCAGAAGTCATTAAAGTTCTCAGCAAAACAATTGCTTGCGGATAAGATCGAAAGCTTGGGTGTCGGTTACATGTTCGAAATCCAAAGCACAGAGATAAAATCAAAAGAGGGGTCTGGGGTTATCATCTTTCAGGGTATGCAAGACCATACGGCTGAAAGCGTCAAGTCTCTGGAAGGTTTTGATCTGGCGTGGTGTGAGGAAGCGCAAAGCTTGAGCAAAAGGTCATTGGAGTTGCTTGATCCCACAATCCGCAAAGAGGGGTCCGAAATCTGGTTTAGTTGGAACCCATTTCAAGAAACGGATGCTGTTGAGCAATTCTTCAAAGATAACGAGGACAGTGTTCTGGTGCATGTGAACTATTACCAGAACCCATTTGTCCCTGAGGCGATGGTCAAGATTGCTGAGAGATTAAAGCAAGTGGACCCATTACGTCATGCTCACGTTTGGTTGGGTGATTATCTGCACGAAGTTGATGGTGCTTTGTGGAACTCTGATCTCATTAACCTTCAAAGAATTGATCCTGATGATGTTCCAGAACTTTCAAGAATTGTTGTTGCCATCGACCCAGCGGTTACGGGTGGAAAGAACTCCGACGAAACGGGGATCATTGTAGCAGGTAGATCAGCCTCAAAGCCAAATTATTATGTTCTTGAAGATGCAACGCTTCGCGGCTCTCCTGACAAGTGGATAAGCGCGGCGATTGCAAAATATCACAAATATCAGGCTGATCGCATCGTGGCTGAAGTCAATCAGGGTGGTGATATGGTGCAAAAACTGATATTAGATAGTGATAGATCAGTTGCCTATAAAGCGGTGAGGGCGACAAGGGGGAAGATGTTGAGGGCTGAACCGATTGCTGCACTGTATGAAAGGGAGCAAGTTTTTCATGCTGGAAGGTTCCCAGAGTTGGAAGAACAGATGATTTTTTATAACGGTTCTGGTAATGTATCCCCAGATAGACTTGACGCCTTGGTTTGGGCGATTACGGAATTGTCACAATCAAGTGGACAAGCAGTGTGGAGAATAACGTAAAATGGGCGTGTTAGATAACCTAAGGAATGCGATCTTCCCGCGTTTGGAAGTGAAAGAGGCACCAAAGGTCTACGTGCAAGGTGGCTCAATGTTCAGCCATAAGCGCAAGGATAGCTTCAAAGACTATGCCTCTGAGGGGTATCAGCAAAACGCCATTGTTTATCGATGTGTGAACGAGATTGCAAATGGCGCTGCTTCTATACCGTTTAAGGTTTATCAGGGTGATATAGAACTTGAGGCTCACCCCCTGATTAGTTTGCTAAAAAGGCCAAATCCTATGCAAGCGGGTATTGAATACTTTCAAGCGTTGTATTCCTTCTTGCTGTTGTCTGGCAATAGCTACGCTCTTGCATCCGCAGTGAACCAAATACCAACTGAACTTTATACTTTGCGTCCTGATCGCATTGAGATTGAGCCAAGCGAAACTTCAATCCCGAAATCTTACAAGTATAAACTTAACAGCCAAGTTGTCGCAAAGTATGACGCAGACCCAGTATCAGGGCAGTCTGAGGTCAAGCATTTCAAAATGTGGAACCCTTTGGATGATTATCTTGGACTATCCCCTTTAATGGCGGCTGCGGTTGATCTTG